CACGTGACGTTAAGACACAACAAGGCATGATTAATCATACAGCAATCGGTTCCACAATCGTTCCACTACAACCACTTGGTTTTAATTATATGGGTGGCAAGTTACTGGCTTTGATGTGTTTGTCTGATACAGTACAAAAAGATTGGAAAAGGCAATATGGTGATGTTCTTGTTGGAGTTACAACTACTTCTCTTTATGGTAATACTAAATCCGGTGGTCTGTCTCAGTATGATGGTCTTGAACACTGGAATAAAATGGGGTTCTCTAGTGGTTCTGTGGCTTTTGAACCAACTAAGAAAAACATGAAAATGGTGTTTGAATGGATTAAAGAGAATCACACACGCAAATATTTTGAATGGTGGGAAGCTAAGAACCAACAAGGTCTTCCACTGAAACGTGACCACAAGAATAGGTCTTTGAATTTTGCCTATTCTAAACTTGGTATTCCTAAAAATCTAATTCGTACCGAACATCAACGTGGCATATACTTTTCTCCATTGTATACCAATACAAATGAATATTTGAGGAAAGAAATTACAGAAAATAATCTGGTAAAGTTATTCGATACCAGTGAGGAATCTCTTGCCAATATTTGGAAAACCAAGTATGCTAAGGGCAGAATCAGACAACTACAAAAGAAAAATAATGTATCTTATGAATCTTTGTTTTATGATGATTTAATTATGATGACTTGGCAAGACACCAAGGAGAAATATTTAACACAAGTGGGTAGATAATGAAATTAAATTTTGATATTAAAAAATCTCTGGAGGAGTGTCCACCAGAGAAACGTTATATGAGGAAAGAAATTAGAGATGATGTGGAATTTGTTGCACGTGTCGAATTGCCATTAGATAAGGTTTCTTATCGAAGAAAAGACCAAGTTCGTATCAAAGAGGTTGATATGGATGCTGTTGGATTTCTAAAAGAATCTCTGTTCACACACGGTTTTATTCACACAGAATATCCTCCTGTAATCATCGAGGACTCAGATAAACCAGGTTACTATGATGGTGAGTCTGGTTTCAATAGAAATGCTGCATGTATTGCTTTAGGTCAAGATACATTCTTGTTTGATGTGTATCGATTCAAATCACCTTATGCTTTGTGGGTTTACAAATCAATTTCCAATCACACTTTCACTCCACAAAAAGGAAACACCAAAGAAGATTTAGCACAACAAATTGTTATGGCAATTGACCAAAACTTATTTGTTGATACTGATGTTGAAATTAAACGTCAAATTGATATTATTGCTGCCGACAAATCCGAAAAAGAACGCAAGAACATTTTCAAACTCGTTCGTTCCTTCAAGGGTGAATATTCTCATCTGAAAACATATCATGCTGGCACAGGAATTCGTTCCACAACCGAAGCTGCTAAGAAATTTAACTTAGCACATGAAGGCGAAAAGAACTTAGCTGCGACAGGAAAATTTGGTTATATTCCACCTCAAGCAAGTCCTGTTACAGCGTTTGCTGGTTCCAGAAAACTCATTGCTAAATATGGTTATCGACCAATTGAATTCACGTTGTTTATTCCAAGTCCTTTGCCTGAACCTCAATTGACAAAACAGAGAGAAGAACGTTTGGAATTATTCAACAAACAAAAAGATATAGAAGCCAAATACCTAAAAGTAATGATGGAACAATTTGGACTGGATGTGTCGTTACAAGACATACTCAGCAAACTACCACAATACACCAATGGTTTCTTACCGCAACACGAAAACCCGGATCCTAAGAAAGGTGGAAGACCTACTGAGGAAACCATCGTGGATGTTAACGGCAGACCCGTAAAGAATACCGAACAACGCAAATTTACCGTTGTTGGTCCTATTACGTCTGAGCCGTCCAACTTACTTAATTTCGGCACAAATTGAAGTATGCCGCAATAAGTATTGACATTGTATCTATATAATGATATAATTGTTTTACTTGCAATACGCAAGGTTTATTATTAACTTTATTATAGGAGTCTTGAAATGACTAAAGCAATTTCCGCTAAACAAAAAATGTTGAACTACTTGACCAAGTCAGAAGGTTACAATACTTTCTCTGTTGCACAGGGTCGTAAGTTGTTCGGTGTTCAAAACGTGTCTGCACGTATCGATGAACTTCGTCAAGAAGGTAACTGTATCTACACAAACACAGTTAGCAAGAATGACGGTTCTAAGGTGAATGTATATCGTCTTGGTACTCCAACCAAGGCAATGGTTAAGGCTGCATTGAGCGCTGGTTACTCTTTCACTGCCTAAGCAAAAATAAGAAGGCCACTTCGGTGGCCTTTTTTTATTTTCGGAGAACAAATGGAAATATCAATTAAAAAAGAAGAACTATCTAAAAAGAGTTTGTTCGTTGCTACACCAATGTATGGTGGCATGAATCACGGTTTATACATGAAGGCTTGTCTTGATTTGCAAGGCCTTTGTATGCAATATGGTATCGCAGTTAAGTTCTCATTCCTTTTCAATGAATCACTAATCACACGTGCTCGTAACTATTTGGTGGATGAATTCATTCATCGTTCCGACTGCACACATATGTTGTTTATCGATTCTGATATTAATTTTAATCCGCAGGATGTTATTGCTTTGTTGGCTCTCGACAAAGAAGTGTCTGGTGGTCCTTATCCCAAGAAAGCCATTAAATGGCAATCAGTCTCTAAAGCTTTAAAGAAGAATCCCGACTTGGATCCTTCAGTTTTGGCCCAAGTTGTAGGAGATTATGTTTTCAATCCAGTTAAAGGTACTGCACAATTCTCTGTATCTGAACCACTAGAAGTTCTAGAAATTGGTACAGGTTTCATGATGATTAAACGTGAAGTATTCTCTAAGATGGAACAAGAATATCCAATGATTCGTTACAAGCCTGACCACGTTGGCCAAGCACACTTTGACGGTTCACGTTACATTCATGCCTTCTTCGATACAGTAATCGACACAAAAGATTCTATCGTTGGTGGTGGTTCTGACCGTTATCTATCAGAAGATTATATGTTCTGTCAGATGTGGCGCAAGATGGGTGGACAGATTTGGATGTGCCCTTGGATGAAAACTGCACATATTGGTACATATCACTTTGTTGGAGATATGCCTGCTGTGGCTAATTTTGTTGGAGAGATGTGATGATTGTAGGGTTACTCGGATTTATCGGTTCAGGTAAAGGAACCGCAGGTGACATCCTAAAAGACATTGGTTTTACTCCTGTTAGTTTTGCCAAAGGTGTGAAGGATGCTGCAGCTGAAATGTTCGGGTGGCCTCGTCATTTACTTGAAGGTGACACACAAACCTCACGTGAATGGAGAGAGAAGGAAGACCCGTTCTGGTCTAAACAGATGGGTAAACCTTTTACTCCACGTCTTGCATTACAGTTAATGGGCACTGAAGTTGGTCGTGATGTATTTCACAAAGACTTTTGGGTTATTAGACTACAGAAGCATATACAGGACAATCCTGGTCAAAATTGGGTTATCACTGATGTACGATTTGAAAACGAAATTGAATTCGTACATAAAAACAGTGGTTGTCTAATTGAAATCAAACGTGGCATCACACCACCTTGGTATTATGTTGCATCGAAAGCAAACAACGGAGACCACAAGGCCGAAAAGTGGATGTTGGAACAATCCGGTATACACGAATCCGAATGGCGATGGATTGGTGGTCAAATCGACCATGTAATCTACAATGATGGAACTCTGGAACAATTAAAAGAAAACGTCATTTCAGCCTTGACAAAAAGTTACGGATACACTAAAATGAACGAACATTTACATAATGGAGTATTGAATGAAACTATCTAACGAAACAGTAAACGTACTGAAGAATTTTTCCACCATCAATGGTGGACTAAAGTTCTTGAAGGGTACTAAGTTAAAGACTATGAATCAAACCAAATCTATTTTGGTTGAAGCCACAGTCCAAGAAGATTTCCCACAGGATTTTTGTGTGTATGACCTGACACAGTTCCTATCTTTCTTGAACATGTATGACGGTGGTGATATTGAAGTTGACAATAAGCATGTTGTCTTTAAGAAAGGTCGTCACAACACGAAGTATCGTTTGACTGACGAATCACAAATTGTTGTAGCACCACAAAAGACTTTGACACTACCATCAGTAGATGTTTCTTTTTTCTTGTCTGAAGAAGATTTGGCATGGTTGATTAAGTCTGCTGCTATGGCACAATCTTCACATGTAGCTGTTGAATCTGACGGTGAAAAGATGACACTTATTACCTTTGATGCTTCTGATGATTCAGCACATACAAACTCTTGTGATGTACAAGAAGGTAACGGTCAAAAGTACAAGTTAGTTTTCAAGACAGAAAACCTTAAACTTGTTAATGGTGCATACGATGTAGAGATTTCATCTAAAGGTATCGCACATTTTAAAAACACCAAACTGGATATTCAGTATTGGATTGCAATTGAAGCTAATGCTTCTAATTTTGGAGAATAATTATGTTAATTACATTTACTGATGCACACACTAAAAGTCCTATCGCATTGAACCCAAATGCGGTGGTTATCGTATTTACCGCCTCAGATGAAGTCAATGCAGGCAAAACTGTCATCGCAATTCAAGGTGGTTCTATTGTTGTTGATGAAGATTATAATGAAGTAGTTGGTCGTATTCAAGGTGAATTGAATGACTAATGCTGTACACACACTATACGGAACACTTGACGACAAGCAATTAAAGGCTCTCAAAGGTTATATCGATGAGATCGTTATGTTGCTGACTCGTAATAAGTCACACAACGAATCTATTAAAGACATTATTGGTATTGCCAACGATGAACTAAAGATTCCCAAGAAGATCGTCAAGCGTATGGCAACAACTCAATTCAAACAATCTCTACAAACAGAGGTTGCTGAATTCAAAGAGTTTGAAGCTCTGATTGAAGCTATTACGGAAGTAAAATGACTTCACGTAGAAGTTTTCTAAAAAACTTTGGTGTGGTAGGTGCTATCAGTGCGGTAGCACTTGCTGCTCATCAATACAATTATGAGGTATCTAAACCCCAATTGACCGATAAAGACATTGAACACTTGTCTCCTAATTCTCCATCGGTTTTATCTTTGGTTGCTGATAACAGAACACCTGAAGAAAAGGAAAAAGAATTTGAGAAGAAATATGGAAAACAAGAAGGTTATTATTTTCGTGGCTTAGACCATAAAACAACCCACGAGGTTTCTATGTCTGTAGGTAGGGATAATAGGTTGTGGATAAAAGTAGGAGACAAGTGGAAAAGAGTTGCTCTTGATACAAAAGTTTGATATAATGTTATTTTTTATTATGAGGATATGTGATGTTAACAGAACAAATTTTGTGGGTAGAAAAGTATCGCCCATCTAAGGTTGAAGATTGTATTCTTCCCGACCAAATCAAAGCGACATTCCAAGAGTATGTCAATCGAAAAGAGATTCCGAACCTACTTCTCTCTGGTACAGCTGGTGTTGGTAAAACAACGATTGCTAAAGCCCTCTGTGAAGAAGTTGGTTGTGACTATATTGTTATTAATGGTTCTGATGAATCTGGCATTGATGTACTTCGCAATAAGATTAAAAACTATGCTTCTTCGGTTTCTCTTAGTGGTGGCCGAAAAGTAGTCATCATTGACGAAGCGGACTATCTAAACCCAAATTCAACTCAACCTGCGTTGCGTGGTGCAATCGAGGAGTTCTCCGCTAACTGTTCATTTATCTTCACCTGCAACTTTAAGAACCGTATTATTGACCCAATTCATAGTCGTTGTGCTGTGGTTGATTTTAAAGTCAATGGACAAAAGGCTAAACTGGCTACACAGTTTTTCAAACGTGTCGAATGGATTCTTGAACAAGAAAAGGTTAAGTATGAAAAGGATGTAGTTGCAGCTGTTATCACAAAGTACTTTCCTGATGGTCGCCGTATTCTTAACGAACTACAACGTTATAGTGTTAGTGGTATCATCGACAAAGGTATTCTTGCATCGGTCTCTGATGTACAGATTGGTGAACTCATTAAGGCTCTTAAAGACAAAGACTTTTCCTCATGCCGTAAATGGGTCACAAATAACCTAGACAATGACCAATCACGTGTTTTCCGTAAAATCTATGATAGTTTGTATGAAGAACTTAAACCACAATCAGTACCACAATTAGTGTTGATTCTCGCTAAGTATCAGTATCAGGCAGCTTTTGTGGCTGACCATGAGATTAATATGATTGCTTGTTTGACAGAAATTATGGTCGATTGCGAGTTTAAATAATGGCAGACCTATTCAAAGAAATCATTCCTTCTATTCTACAAACCAAGAAATCTCCATTTCAAGATGCGTTAGAATATAAGGATTATGCACCATTCATGGTTAATCGAGCCTTGTCCTATCACATGGATTGCATTTTGTATGCAAATGAGATGAACCTAAATCATGGTCTGGACAAGGACCTTCAATATTCGTATCTTCTAAATACTATCAGACCTATGAAACGCAAGTTTCAACCATGGCAAAGAGCTGAGGTCGATAAAGATTTAGAATCAATTAAGGAGTTTTTTGGATATTCAAATCAGAAAGCCAAAGACGCTTTAAGGATTCTTACTGATGAACAAATCGCTGAGATAAAAATAAAAACAGACAAAGGCGGAGTGAAAAAGTAATGATTTCAATTAATGATTTGGTTGAAGTAACCCTAAACGAACAAGATGATTTTCTAAAGGTCCGTGAGACCCTTACTCGTATCGGTGTTGCTTCCAAAAAAGATAAAACACTATACCAGTCTTGCCACATTCTACACAAGCAAGGCCGTTATTACATTGTACACTTTAAAGAATTGTTTGCCTTAGATGGTAAACCTACAGATATTTCCGAAAATGACCTCTCACGCAGAAATGCTATTACAAACCTATTGCAGGATTGGGGTCTGTTGAAGATTGTTAATTCAAAGTCTACCGAAACACCAGCACCTATATTCCTATCACAGGTTAAAATCCTTTCTCATAAAGAGAAACATGATTGGCAATTGGTACCAAAATATAATATCGGTAATAAAGCAAAACCTGCTTGACTCGGTAACTATATAATAGTATAATACATGTGCGGCGCTCAATGAGGCCGCAATTTTTGATAACTCGCTTAACTAAAGGAGCAAACTATGAACGAACTATTTAATTTCCAAAAATTGGATCCATTTACTGTTGGTTTTGACAAGATGTTCAAAGACCTACAAGAATCAATGGAGAAGATTCCATCATATCCACCGTACAATATCAAGCAAGTCAAAGACAACAAGTATGTCATCGAGATGGCAGTTGCAGGCTTTGGTAAATCTGATATTGAAATCTCATTGGATGGAAACAAGTTAGTCGTGTCTGGTTCTGCCAAAGAAAATGACCTTGAAGAAGGAGAATCTTTCTTCCATAAGGGAATTGCTAATCGTAACTTCAAACACACCTTCAAGCTTGCCGACAAGGTAGAGATTGACAATGCTGAAATGGCAAATGGTATGTTGAAGATTTGGTTGGAAAATTTGGTAAAAACCCAAGATACAATCAAAAAGATTGCCATTAAATAACTGGTAATAATGTGGTGATTTGGTTGACAAGTCACCACTTCTTTGATACAATATCTATATTATGAAAAACTCTAAGCCCATCCTCAAAAAAGTCCGTTACAAGAATGGAACGGATACCTTTTATACTTACACCAATTGGCCTGTAAAAGAGATTGATGGTGTATCATACCTTTCAGTTGTAAAGAATCTACCTAGTCATCATGAGACTCAGGTATTACATTATGTTCGTAAAGATGCTATGGAGTATGTGAAATGATTTTGAATAAACTTGAAGCTGAAATTCTTTCCAAGAAATCTACATTTGACCCATCAAATCAGACTCATCTTGATAAGTACAAATTTTTCCTACAAAACAATAAGTGGAGTGATTGTTGTCCATTCTTTTTGGAATGGCCTTATGCATCTATTCCTGATATGATTAAAGATAAAATTATTAGGAACATGTTCGATGCTAAAATGGCTTAAGTATTCCGGTTGCAATATCACACTAAAGTTAAATCCATTTCATTGGCGTTTATCTTGCAAACTTGTTCAAACAAATGAAGCTTGGGAAACCGATTTCTTGTGTTTGGAACTATTGCCTATCACTATTCGCATTTGGATTGATGATGGGAGCTGGTAATGTTTCCAAGAAAATTAGTGAAAGAATCTGATAAAAATAGGATTCTGAAACACTTTATCAAGTTGAACAAAGATGACCGATACATGCGTTTCGGTTTTCATGCTTCCGATGAAGCAATTGAAACTTATCTATCTGGTGCTTATGAAGCATATGGTCATCAAAACATGTGGTTCATTTCAGTGGATGATGATAATGTCGTTGGTACAGTTCACGTTAATATTCTTAACGGAATTGCTGAATTGGGATTTACTGTTTCGGAAGAATTCCGTGGTAGAGGATTAGGACAAGACCTATTCATGCGTGGTGCAACATGGGCCATGATGAAAGGTGCTAAAACCATCTATACACAATGTCTATCCCAAAATGAAACAATGCAACATATCGCCAAAAAAAACGGTATGACTGTTGTTACAATTGATGCTGGTGAAAAAGAAGCAACCATTAAAGCAACCAAAGGTATTATCGAATCTTACTTCCAAGATTCAGCTTTTGATAACATTGCTCTTGTGGATGCAACAATCAATAAACAACAACACATTTTTACAGTATTGATGGGATTAAAGTGAAAAATAAGTTTCTTAAAGCATACATGCAGGTAGCTAAAACGTTTGCTGCATTATCTTCAGCTAGACGATTACATGTTGGTGCAATCATTGTAAAAGACGATAGAATTATCTCCATCGGTTACAATGGAATGCCAAGTGGTTGGGATAACAACTGCGAAGATGAAATCCTTGACAAAAATGGCGATTGGTCCAGACAAGTTGACAAAAACCATAATGAATGGGTTAAGTATAGTCTTAAAACCAAACCCGAAGTTCTTCATGCTGAAACCAATGCAATCGCTAAGTTGGCTAGAAGTACTGAATCGGGTCTAGGTGCAGATTTATTTGTTACCCATAGTCCATGTCTCAATTGTGCCAAACTTATTTACCAGTCTGGTATTAGTCGGGTTTGGTATGGTGCTGAATACCGTGACAGTGAAGGTGTTCAATTCCTGAGAAAATCTGGTGTCCAAGTGGAACACCTTTCACCTGATGAAATTTGATTCTACTTCCAGAAAACTTGACAAACCATAAATATTAGTGTATAATCTCAAGGTCATTTGAAGGAGAAAGACCATGAAGTTAAGTATTATTGGTTGTCCTGATAAAGAACGTTTCCGACCTTTCGTGAAACGTGCGGTCAAGTTTTATGCAGAAAACCTAATGTCTGAAAAGATGTTAGAAAACATATACATACAGGTTATTTTCGATAAAACACTAGATGTACATGGTTATGCTCATGTCTCGGAAAGAACGGACACAGGCAAAGCCAGAATGTTTCAGATTCAAGTGAATCCACACATTGGTTCACATGATATTTTTGAAACTTTAGCACATGAAATGGTTCATGTTAAACAGTTTGCATATTCAGAAACAAACGATGATTTAACTCGTTGGAAAGGAACTGTTGTTCCTGCTGATACAGACTATTACAGTGAACCTTGGGAGATTGAAGCTTACGGTATGACGGCAGGTTTGTTTACCAAGTTTGCAATTAAAGAACATTTGTGGGAAATCTTTGGTGATATTAATAATCCTAGTTCACCAATAGAACCCGAACCCATAAAGTGGCGTGAATACAATTAATTTAAAGGTTTGTTATGAACGTAGTGTTAGTAACTGGTGGATTTGACCCTATCCATTCTGGACATATTCAGTATTTTTTAAAAGCAAAAGAACTAGGCGACATTCTTGTTGTCGGTTTAAATTCTGATGCATGGCTTACTCGTAAAAAAGGTAGAGCTTTCATGCCTTGGACTGAACGTTGTAAAATTATTAAGGAATTGAAACCTGTTGGTTATGTGACAGAGTTCAATGATGATGATGGTAGTGCTTGTAACGCCATCAAAATGGTTCGTGAAATGTTCCCTGTTGCAAACATCATCTTCGCAAATGGTGGAGACAGAAACAAAGAAAACATTCCTGAAATGGAATACAAAGACGACAAACTAAGTTTTGTCTTTGGTGTGGGTGGTAGTGATAAGATGAATTCTTCATCATGGATTCTTGATGAATGGAAATCGCCCAAAACGGAAAGACCATGGGGTTATTACCGTGTGTTGCATGATGTAGATGGTTGTAAAGTCAAAGAGCTGACAGTAAATCCTGGTAAGTCACTAAGCAAACAGAGACATTTCAAACGTAGTGAATACTGGATGGTTACCGAAGGTATGTGTACCGTGGACTTGGAAATGGAATCGGGTTATAAATTACCACCTGTGCTGTTGACAAGACACGAAAACTTTGATATACTACACAAACACTGGCACCAGTTATCGAATCCGTTCGATGTTCCTTGTAAATTGGTAGAAATACAGTACGGGGAAGCGTGTGAGGAAGAAGATATTGAGAGGGTGTTGTAAAAAAACAACACTTTTTAAAAAAAAGTTAAAAATATTTTGAAAACCGCTTGACAAGTTACATATATAATGATATAATACTTGTTATTCGTTAATTGAAAAAGAAAGTTTTTGGAGAAAATTGTGTTACATTGTATAAAATCCTTTTCGCTAGAGCAAGGCTTGACATATCGCCCAAGTAATTGGTCAGATATTACAGCGCCGTTCGGCTCGAGGTTTTGTAGATGCTAACTAGATAGCACAATTAGACAGTAAATACAAAACCTCAAGACCTAAAAATCTTGAGGTTTTTTATTTGGTGTTTTACCAAATTACTAGACAGACAAGTTTTTGTCTAGTAACATGTTCATTAACAATTTACGAGTAGTATTGTACCCTCTTAGCCAAGCTGGTAAGGCAACGGATTTTGATTCCGTCATACGGTGGTTCGAGCCCATCAGGGGGTGCCAAAAAATGGAAGCGTTAGCCGAATCGGCATAGCGGCAACTGTCTTGAAAACAGAGGGCTCAGAAATGGGTGTGTGAGTTCGAGTCTCACCGCTTCCGCCATATAAAAACTCTTTGAGTGACTACACTTGACAACAGTAAACTTGCAAAAGTCGACCAATGCAAGAACCTGCAAGGAAGATAGGTCACAATCTAGTGCAATTCTAGCAGAGAGTTTCTATATGGTTATTACGGAGGGTTGGGTGAGTGGTTAAACCAGCGGTTTGCTAAACCGTCATCGAGAAATCGGTGCATCAGTTCGAGTCTGATACCCTCCGCCAAATTTATGGGAAATGAGCGTAAGGTACGCAAATCAAGGTATTCTGTTAAGAATATTTGCAGCATCATTAAAAACATAGTTGGTTCGATTCCAACATTTCCCGCCATTTTATAAAGGGTTCATTATGTGGAAAGTGATGCATGAAAACATGACATTGAATCAAAGTCCAACACTGGACGATGCAATGAAATATGCAAAAGGTTGTAACAAGTTTGTAACAATAACAGACGGCACTACAGAGATTGTAGGTAAGTTTGGTGTTGACGAGGTAACCGATCCGTTGTATGATGGATGGATTTCACGTAGAAAAGATTAATGTAAGCGTGTCCCGAAAGGCTAGGGAAGTGATTGCAAACCACTTACATGCAGGTTCGAGTCCTGTCGCTTACTCCAGATAGTTGTTGTA